ACGCATACTGCTGGTACAATAATGGCAGTATGATTGTGAAGATGTATTTTATCAATCATATTCCCTTCACGTTCGATGAACTTCCAGAAGGTCACTTATACGATCAAGATCTTTGTAGATTAGCAGATAAAGAGAGAACATTTGAACCAGAAGACTTATACAAATCCTCATTTTATCTGATAGACGAAGAGGTACATCCCTGCTTGTTTATGGTGGATTTAGAAAACCCTGAAGATATGCCACCAGACGTAGAATATCAGTATGATGAGGAAGATTTGACTTCATAAATAAAAGATAGCAATATCTTAAGAAGTTATAATCCGATGCCTCTGAACAAATTATCGAATTTCATTAAGAATACTGATGGGCGCACACTATATGTCAACCCTAACGATTTAGACGCTACAGATTCGATTACTAATACTGGTAATTCTCTTGCACAACCCTTCAAGACGATTCAGAGGGCACTTTTAGAAGCGGCAAGATTCTCTTTTGTGAATGGAAAAGGTAATGATTTAGTCGAAAAAACAACAATTTTAGTTTGGCCAGGTGAGCACTTAATTGATAATAGACCTGGATATGCAATTTATGATAATGGTGGTGCCGCATTCGCTGTTCCTCCATCTGGTGGTACAGGAGATCCAGCACTTTCAATATTATCATTAGAATTGGAGTCTAACTTCGATTTAACACAAGAAGATAATATTCTCTATAAGTTTAATAGTGTCAATGGTGGTGTCATTATACCTAGAGGCACTTCGATTGTTGGTCTCGATTTAAGAAAAACAAAAGTCAGACCAAAGTATGTTCCAAATCCAACAGATTCTCTAATACAAAAATCTGCAATTTTTAGAGTTACTGGCGCTTGTTACTTCTGGCAGTTTTCATTCTTTGATGCTGATGAGTCTGGTTTAGTCTATACCCACCCATCATTCTTCACAAGTAATTATCAGTCAACTCCAAGATTTTCTCACCATAAACTGACTTGTTTTGAGTATGCTGATGGTGTAAATGAAGTTGGTACATATGGTCTCACTGACCTCGATATGTACTACAGCAAACTCTCAAATGCTTTCAATTCATATCGCCCAATTCCAGCAGACGCAAAGTTTCCTGCAAGTGACGAAGACTTTGCAAAAATGGCACCAGAATGGGAAATTGTTGGTGCGTTTGCTTCTGACCCAATTGATATTCAATCAGTTATTTCTGGAAATGGCACCACTGCAAGCACTTTAGTTACAGTTACAACGACAGAAGATCATAATTTAAATACAGGAACTCCAATTAAAATCAAAGGAGTAGGTACATCAACATATAATGTTTCAACAAAAGTACAAAATGTTCTGAGTGCAACTCAGTTTACATATTTACTTGAATCTTTCCCAATCACGATGGATCCCACTCCAGTGGTGACTGGAGCAACTGTGACGGTAGAAACAGATACAGTATCTGGAGCATCTCCTTATATCTTTAACTGCTCTCTCAGATCCGTCTGGGGTATGAATGGAATGTACGCTGATGGTAGCAAAGCATCAGGATTCCGTTCAATGGTTGTTGCACAGTTTACCGCTGTATCTCTACAAAAAGACGATCGTGCTTTTGTAAAATATGATCCTTCCACTAGAGAGTATAATGGCGTAAATTACACAACAGTCATTGGTGGAGATCTACCAACAGGAGCATCGCAGACAGATACTACAAAAGTCTATCACCTGGATCCTGATGCAATTTACAGACAAGGATGGGAAACAAGTCATATTAAGGTTTCGAATGACTCCTTTATTCAGATAGTATCGGTCTTTGCAATTGGTTTTAATAAGCATTTTGATCTTGAGTCGGGTGCAGACGCCTCTATTACCAACTCAAACTCAAACTTCGGTCAGATATCACTTAACTCTGATGGATTCAAAGCAGAGGCATTTAATAAGGATAACAATGCTTTTATTACCTCTATTATTCCTCCAAGAGATATTGATACAACAGTTGAAGAGGACATTGAATGGTTATCAATTGACGTTGGATTAACAACTTCTGTTGGGGTTTCAACTCACCTATATCTTTATGGATTAAACGCTGCAGATAGTTTACCAGTCAGTGTCACTCAGGGTTATCGTATTGGTGCTCGTAACGGAGATAAACTCTATCTCTCAATCAACAACACCGAATATTCTGCAAACATTTATATGCAGGATGGTATTACGAGTTCTTATAAAGTTTATGATGTATCTGATGTTTCTTCATCAATTCTTACTATTGGTACACATACACTACAAACTGGCGAAAAAATCATTATCAATAGTGAAACTGGAGATTTGCCAGAAAATGTAACTCCACATATTGTTTATTATGCAATTCGTGTCAATTCTACTCAAATTAAGTTAGCAACTTCATCCACCAATGCTCTTAATAATGAAGCATTAACAATTTATGAAGGAGATCAACTCAAAGTTTATAGTAGAGTTTCTGATAAATCTGCAGGAGATATTGGATCTCCAATTCAGTTTGATACTACAGCAGGAAACTGGTATATTACCGTCAATTCTGCAAACCAAATCTATAATCAAATTAATACTCTTGGAGTTGCAGGATTATCCGAAACAACCGATCTTACTTATGTTAAGAGAATTGTTGATGATAGAAGTTTAGATGAAAAGATTTATAAAGTAAGAGTTGTCGTTCCAAAAGAACTTAGTGGTGCTAAAGACCCAGAAGATGGATTCATTATTCAGGAGTCTAGTACAACAGGTGCAAGAGCAGATGATTTTACCAGAACAAGTATTGCAAGCACCGACTTTGAGTATAATAAGAATCCAAGATTTATTACTACTTGCACATTAGCGTCTACTACTGTTACGGTATTAACTTCATTACCACACAATTTAAATGTTGGTGATCTAGTAATCATTCGTAATGTAACTGACAGTAGCAACCCAAGTGGTTTATATGATCGTGGATATAATGGTAAGTTTGCTGTTGCATCAATTGTAAATGATATGTCATTTACACATTCTATAATTGATGTAACTGGAAAAGCACATACTCCTGGAACATCAAGCACAAACAATATTAATTCCAGAACCACACCAGATCAAATTAGAGATCTGCCAAGATTTGAAAGAAATGATTGGCAATCAAATCTATATGTTTATCGTAATGAAGTTATCTCTCCTTATGTGGAAGGATCTCAAGATGGAATCTATCATCTTTATGTCTTAAATGCAAGTAATAAAATTACAAATGAATTTACAAACCTTGAGTATTCTCAAAGTCCTGTAGATCTTTATCCTCAGTTGGATAGAGATAATGTTGAACCAAATCCACAATCTGCAAAGACATTTTCTCTTCGTGCTCCAATTGGTGACACAAATACAAGTGACTTGAAGAAAAGTATTACTAGAGAAACTGTAGATAAACTTTCAATTGCTCTTGGAATTGGACAAACAATTTCTTCCGTTTCTTCAGTATCGTCAACAAGTGCAACTCTTAATTTTGGAAGAAGACATGGACTTGGTAGAGTTGCCACAGGAACTTTATATACTCCCAACGCGAACTATGTTCCTGGAACTCACTATGATGTAAAACTTTTAAACACTGATGCAAATCCTTCTGTAGGAACTTGGAAAGGAGCGACAGCAAAAGTAGTTGTAGAATCTGGAGGAAATGTAAGTTCTGTAGTAGTTATTTCTGGTGGATCTGGATACGCCAATAATGAGGTTCTCTATCTCGATTCTTCAAGAGTTGGTGCTGGAAATGGAAATGCAACATATACAATTGCAACAGCAGGAATCTCAACAAATATTGGTGATGTAGTTCAAGTTACTGGTGTTGGTACAGTAACTGATGGATATTATAGAATTAGTGCAGTTAACTCCGAAACACAAATTTCAATTGCTAAGACTGCTGGAGACCCAACACCAATCGCAGGGCAATATGCACTTGTAGTTGGATCATCATCTAGAATTAGTACTTCACCTTATATTTCTGCAACAGGTATTACCACTTTTACAACTTCAACTCCTCATGGATTGTTGAAAGGTAATAAGTTTAGAGTTATCAATTCTACAAATAATAATCTTGGTGATTACGTAGTAAAGGAAAGAGTAGGTGTAACCACATTTACTGCTATTACTAATAAGTCCTTGAGTGCTGTAAATGGTTATATTCTTAAGCATGGATTCTCTTCAAATGATGCGATTTCCGATGTAAGAGAAGAAAACTTTGGTATTCGTCAAGTTTCATTCTATGAGAATGAAATTATAAGACTGACTACGGCAATTTCAGACGACTCCTCTGCAGATACTTTAGCAGTTTCATCAATTAACTCTGGAATTGGTACTGATGCAAGATTCCCATTAGGATCTTATATTCAGATTGATAATGAAATTATGAGAATTACTTCTTCAAGTAATAATGCTCAATTTACTGTGATTCGTGGTGCTCTTGGAACTCGTAAAGAGTCTCACGACGCAGGATCTTTGATTCGTAAAATCAATCCAATTGCAGTTGAATTCCGCAGACCTTCGATTCTTCGTGCTTCTGGACACACCTTTGAGTATCTTGGTTATGGTCCAGGTAACTACTCCACAGGTTTACCACAAGTTCAAGTCAAGTCACTGTCAGAAAGAGAAGATTTCTTAGTTCAGTCTCAAGAAAGATCAGGTGGTGTTGTTGTATACACTGGAATGAATAACAGTGGTGACTTCTTTAGTGGAAATACAAAGACTTCTTCATCATCTGGTGAAATCACTTCTTATGACATTCCATCACCAACTGTGACTGGTGAAGATCCTTCTAAGTCAAGTGTTGTTTATGATGAAGTAACCGTTAAGGAAAGACTTCTTGTTGAAGGTGGAGATTCTGGCACTGTTCTTTCACAATTTGATGGTCCGGTTACATTTAACAGACAAATCAGAAGCAAAGATACTTCTACCTTTAGTGGGCAAGTCAGAATTACAAATACAACATCATCAGACTCAAGTGGTAAAGGTGCTCTGACTGTTAAGGGTGGTGTTGGAGTTGGTGAAAACTTAAATGTTTCTGGCAATACTACATTTACCGGAAGTGTTTTACTATCAAATCTCACAGATTCAACTTCAACTTCAACCGGTGCATTAAGAGTATTGGGTGGAGTTGGAGTTGCTAAGACTGTTACCTCTCTTGGTTTAACTGTAACTGCAAATGCAAGTATTGGAAGTACCCTTACCGTATTGGGTTCTGAAGGTATCACATCTCCTAAGTTTAAGGCAACCACTCCTCAAAGTGCGACTTTAAATGGAACACCAACATTTAAAATGCTTCGTGCTGATGGTGAGCAGGATTTCATTACTTTCCGAGAAGTACAAAATGCTCTTGGATATATTCCTGCAGACTCCGCATCAGTTACTGGAGACTTCCCACTTGGAAACTCTTTAATTTGTGATAGTATTGAATCTCAATTTGATGGAAACACTACAAACTTTACTCTTCGTATTGCTGGAACCGGATTTATTCCTGCCGGAAGTTCAGCAAACTTGATCGTATCTATTGGAGGTGTCATCCAAAAACCTGGTGCAGACTTTACAATTGCAACTTCTACTACTGGGGAAAACACAAGTAGAATTAGATTCACAACTGCTCCTGCACCTGGTGTTAGTTGCTTTATTGTTGCTTTAGGTGGACAAGGATCTCTAGTTTCTAATGTTGATTGGAATTCTGCTGGACAAATTCTTGTTGCAATAGCAGATAATGAGGCACGATTACTTAATCGTGGAAACAATGGAGAAGTTTTAACGGTTGACACATCTGCACCAGCAGGATCTATTGGTGGACTTAAATGGGCACCGGGAACTCCAGTTGGTTCAGTATTTTATATGGCAGCGTCTTCTTTAGACACTGAAACTGGAGGTAGCGCAACAATTGGGGCAACTACATATCATGCACCAGAAGGATATCTAATCTGTAATGGTGGAGATATCCCTACAAGTGGTACATTCCAAGGAGTCAACGTTTCTCTTTTACAAAGTCTTCGTAGTTTCTTAGGTTCAACTTATGGTGCTACAGGAAGACTTCCAAATCTAGTTAATAATTTTGCTGGTTATTCTGCGGTTCCTGGAGTAACTGGTGGTTCTGCCGATTCTATAGTTCCTTATCATAATCACACTGCCACAACTACCTCAACTGATTCTGGTCACACTCATCCTTATGATCCAGGGATAAACAGTGCAGATAATAATCCACTAAGACTTCAAGGAAATGATCTTGCGACTCCAAGATATGGGGGTCAAACTAGGAATACAAGTTCGGGAACTGCAAATATTACATCTAGTACAACAGTAAATTACGCAGGAACTGCAGGAAATCTTACTAATGCAAATCTTCCACCATATGTTGGAATGCTTCCAGTGATTAAATACTAATATAAGGAGATAAACAATTATGTCAGTTACAAAAGCAAGTTTATTAGGAGATACATTCGGAAACAAAGCATCAGGCACTATTCCAGTTGGTGGAATTATTATGTGGTCGGGAACTGCGATACCAACAGGATGGTCATTATGTGATGGAAGTAATGGAACTCCAAACCTAAGAAATAGATTTATTGTTGCTGCAGATAGTCTTACTAAGACTGGAACTACATCTCAAAATGGAACTTCTCCATATGATCCTGGTGATATTGGTGGTTCTGCAGATGCTGTAGTTGTTTCTCACGGACACACCACAGATTCACAGGGTTCTCACATCCACTCTATTAATTATCAAAAAAAACTGGTAGAGGATACTGGAGCAGCTGTAGTATCTGATTTGTCATTTGGTGGTGGTGATGGTGATGGAGGTTCAACTAATGAGACTTCTACTTGGATTGCAAATGTTGAATCTAATGGACCTGTTATAAATGCTGCAGGAAGTCATAGTCACAGTGTTAATGTTGCGGGTGAATCTGGAACAAACAAAAACCTTCCCCCATACTATGCTCTTGCTTTCATTATGAGAGTTTCATAAATACTTAAAAAGTCTCCGAGATGCCAAATAATTACAATAAACCCTTTAACTTTAGAAATGGCGTTCAAGTTGATAATGATAATTTTATTGTTAATGAAAATGGTCTAGTTGGTATTGGAACAACTATACCAAAAGACTACTTGTTAAATGTCTACGGAGACGCAAGAGTTACTGGATTAGTTACCGCAACAAATGCCAATATCACTAATCTAACTGTTGGATTAGCAACTCTCACAACTCTGAATGTTGGTATAACATCAATAACTTCAGGAATTATAACTGCAACTTCTGGAGTTGTAACTTATTATGGAGACGGTTCTAAATTATCAAACCTACCAACATCACAGTGGGTAGATGCAAATCCAGGAGCAGGTTTTTCTAGAATTTACGCTGTAGGAAATGTGGGAATAGCAACCACAAACCCTACATTTTCTTTACAAGTCGGAGCAAATCCTCTTGTATATTCTTCGGGTATTGGTATCAATTCTACAGGTGATGTTTATAGTAATGGAATAGTTACTGCAACATCTTTTTCTGGAAGTGGTGTTAATTTATCAGCACTTAATGCTTCTAATATAACATCGGGAACTTTAAGCACTTCATTCTTCCCATCAAGTATTAGATTATCAGGTATCATTACAGCATCGTCTTTTGTTGGGTCTGGTGCAGGTCTGACCAATATTAATGCAGATAATATTGCGTCTGGAACATTAAGTAATTCTAGACTTCCTACTAATATCTCTGTTGGAGTTATAACCGCCACCACATTTGTAGGAAACCTAACGGGAACCGCAACAACAGCAACAACTCTAACTTCTGGAGGTGCAATTTCAGTTGGATCAGTAAATAGTGGATTTACATCAACTGGAATTGCAACAGTAACACAAGCACTTTATGTTGTTGGTTTCCCTGCAAAAGTTGGAGTAGGAACTACAGCAGAACCAGAAGCAGACATTGAAGTTAATAAATCAGGTATTTCTTCAATCCGTGTAATCAGTAGAAATAATGTTGCTACAATTGGTATAGGTAGAAGTGCAGAAGTAAGAACTGGAAATACAAATACATTCTATTTGTATAGTACTCCAACATCTTTGGATATTATAAACTCAACTGCTGGAAATGTCAACTATTATCTTGACTATGGAACTGCAGGATTAGGAACTGGTGCTTTCCATTGGATTTATGGACAAAATCCTTCAAGTCCAATCATGTCATTGACATATGATGGAAAACTTGGTATTGGTATTACCAATCCAACGTCTAAATTATATGTTGTAGGAACTTCTTATATTACTGGAATTACAACGATTGACAGTAATCTGACTGTTTCAAACAATTTGAGTGTAGGTGGAAATATTACATTCAATGGATCTCTCACAGGAAACCTTGGCATCACAACTTTATCAAGGTTAGGAATATCTACGAGTACAATTTCCAGCAATTCATATGAGTTTTTTGTTGGTGGAGATCCTATATTTGGTGATGGTGTTGCAGTTACTAAAACAGGAATAAGAGCATCTGGGACTATTCAAGGATCAAATCTCATTGCTACAAACGCTGCTATTGGCAATATTGATAGCACTGGTATTGTAACAGCAACAACTTTTGTTGGAAACCTAACAGGAACTGCAACAACAGCAACAAATGTAGATGGTGGTACAGGATCTCTAACAAGACTGAATGTTACTGGTATAACTACATCACAAGATGGATTCACAAGTGGTATTGGAGTTACAAATCCAGTAAGAATTACAGTATCTGGAAACATTCTAACATTCGCAGTTGTTGGTGTTGGATCTACAAGCTTGACACTCTACTAAAAACCATATAGACTACCTTTGTCCCGGTTGAAGATGAGAATCTAAGACCTATAGGACACTTAAGAGGCCGTCCACTGAGTCGCATCAGGGACGGTCTTCTGCTATAATAGTCTCATACACGATGAAACCCGTGATTCCATTCCTTCGTCCTCATCAAGACCGCGCTCTGATTGCTCTGGAGCGTTATACCAAAGGTCAAGTTATTATGCCAACCGGTTCTGGTAAAACTCTGACCATGATTGCTGATGCTATCAGAGAGTTTTCCAATAGCGATCCTCAAACAATTGTAGTGGTTGCTCCACGTATCATGCTTGCAGAGCAGTTGTCTGCAGAGTTCTTGGAGCATATCACCAATGCTTCTGTGATGCATGTACACTCTGGTGAGACACATCACTTTAGCACGACTAATCCCAGTAAGATCTTTGCTTGGAATTATCAGGTCAAAGGTCACAAACTGATCTTCACGACTTACAACTCTCTGCAACGTCTTCAGCAAGCAGATATTCACATTAATACTATTTACTTTGATGAGGCACACAACAGCGTTAAGAGTCACTTTTTCCCTTCTACAAAGCACTTCTCTGCTACTGCTGACCGTTCCTATTTCTACACTGCTACTCCTAAGCACTCTGCTACGATTTCCAAACCTGGTATGAATGATGGGTCTGTGTATGGTCAAGTGATCTGCAATGTTCCTGCTCCTGAACTTGTAGAGGGTGGATTCATTGTTCCTCCTCAGGTTTGTGTAAGTCAGATCAATGCCATTCGTGACAAAGATGATGCAGCAGAACGTGATTGCATGACTCTTCTGGATACGATTCTCAATGGGGATAATATGCAGAAGGTTCTGGTAGCAGCGCCAAATACCAAAGTATTGATTCGGATGTTGGCGGAGACTGATTTTATGTCCGAGGTTCAGTCTTATGGTTATGATGTATTGTGGGTGACTGCTAAGTATGGTGCATTCATCAACAATCAAAAGGTTTCCCGTGAAGTGTTTTTTGACACTTTGACTGCATGGGGTAAGGATCCTGCAAAGAAGTTCATCATTCTTCACTACAGTATTCTTTCTGAAGGTATCAACTGTCCAGGATTGACCTCCTGTGTCCTCATGAGGAACATGGATTACATTGCTATGGCACAGACCATCGGTAGGGTGATTCGCCTCCATCCAGACGATTCTAAGCGCCTCTCAGAAGGGACTTTGACTCCTGGTAAAACGGAAGATTATGTGAAGTCCTATGGTTTCATCCATGTTCCCGTGTATAGTAATACTGGCATTGCAACCGCCAAACGACTGCAGAGTGTCGCTGAGACAATTTTTGTTCAAGGCGAACCTGCAATCTCCACCATCAAACGCTGAGGTATTTAATTATGAAACATCGTGTCACCTGTATGGTAAGTGGTCAAACATTCTATGTGGAATGTTATGCTCGCAATCGTCAAGAAGCAATTCAGGTCGCTCTTTCTCAATATCCAAATGCCCGTGTAATGTCCTCTACTATCGTATATTGATGAATATTCAAAATGAAACTCTTCTAAATCCAACACCAGGAGATCCTAATGGATATGTAACCAAAAACGGAGAATGGGCAGCAGTTCCCTGTGGAAAAAAGTTTGTAATTCTTCACAACGGACAACAAGTTCATACTGCTAACAATTACAAAACTGCAAAAACCTACATTCAAAAGTCTGCAAAAGGTGCATCACTTTCTTCATTGGATAAGTTTCTATGACTCAACTATTCACTTGCACATCTAATGCTCCTTATGATAGGCACAACTACGAAGTTGTTCTGAAAAATGGTAAAAATGTATTTTTTGAAGATTGGGAGGATGCTCAGGTGTACTGGTGGTCCAATTGCCAAATTCCAGATTTTTTGGATCTTATAATCGTCAAAGATAAAAAAAAGGTTAAGAGTAGAGGATTTTCCCAATAAATATTAGAAATATGGGAGAGGGTAATGGTTTCTCTGTTACTTATAACAACCATATCTTGTGCTGATGCATTAAGTATCATTCATCGTCTTACAAAAGTTACTGGATTGACAGAGATTCAGAAATCCGAAATTATTCAGGAAATACGTAAGACGATTCCTTTTTGCCCTGTAACCATTAAGAAAAATGACAAATGATTTGAAAGACCTAAGACGATGAGTGCTTCATATATTTACTTCATTATATTTTTTTGTATTGGTTATTTGATTGTTACCGACCAATCAGTAGCGAGAGCATTTTATATGCTGACTCAACTTGCTAGAGTTGAATACGAAAAAACAAAGTGGTGGATACTTCACAATCCTGCAAATCCGATTGTGAAGTATTTAATGTGGAGAAGAGCATATAAACTTGCAGAAGAGATGCAAAAAGAGATAGAATCTAAAAATAAATAACTCAAATCTAAAAAAACTTATGCTTTCTACACAATATCGTCTTCGCCTTGAATTTATTTGTGACAGAATTGTAAATGGTGGGGAAGTAACTCTGGAAGATATGATCTGGGCAGAAAAACTTGCAAAAGCAAATCGTTCTGCCGCTACAATACTTCGTCAAGCAAGAAGAAAGGCATCAAATCCCAATATGAAAGAAGGAAGTCTGGATGAATTTTTAAATATTATGGATTTAGGGCATCCTGACCCATCAGAGCACCGTACAAGGTTCGATGGTGCAGATGATATCGCAGATTTTTTTAGAACTGATGATGATATGAGAAGAGATTGATGAAACCCAATTTTCGCAAAGTATTAGAAATGGCACTTGAAGAGGGTGTCCGTTTCGGTTATAATCGTGCTCACAAACACGTAGAGAATCCGCACGAAGATGCTGTGGTTGATTGTGTGGTAGATGGTGTGGTAAACTCTCTATATGAATGGTTTGACTTTGAGGACAATAATGAAACCAATTAAATTTTTTCAAGTTGCTAAATGGTCTTATCGTGAAGACTTTGGACACGAGTGGTATGTTCAATTTCTATTTACAGACCGTTGGGCACTTCTTCAGGCATCGATTTCTTGGAATGATTATCCTGGTTATCCATATATTCAAATCAAATCTGGAACTGGTAGTCTTTTGAGTATTATGTTCTGGGCATATAAGTTTGGATTTGATATTGGTTTTATTGAGTACACTTGGAACTGGGAACGATTGGAAGAGATAGATGAAGACAAAACTGAACTGGTTTGAGTATTATTTCGGTCACTGCCTGCAAACTGGTTGGCATGAGATTGGAAACAATTTCAAAATGTGGAAAGACCTTATCAGTGGAAATTATAAGGATTATGCTCTACTGAAAACTGATGATCCATTTCAAGAGTGTTACGAATGGTTCTGGTGTAGCATCAATATGGATGAAACATATCCAAAAGAGTTTCTGGAATATCTGATGGAAATGTGTGATAGAATTGATAGAGGTGAAGAGAAACTGATACCGTTGACTGAAGATTTTTTTAATGACCTTAAAGACCTTGTAAAAGATGTGGAGTTAAATGATGAAGACTTTACCTGATAAATAAAAATGCCTGACTTGGTGGTTCTTTTCGGGTTGGGATAAAGCACTTTCGAGTGCTTTTCCTGTATAAATACTAATAACCACCAAGTTAAGAGCAGTTATGGTAAATCCTAAAAGATTTTATACCTATGCGTATTTAAGAGAAGATAGGACTCCTTATTACATAGGTAAAGGTAGTGGAAGAAGATATTATAGTAGGAAAAAAACTGACATAAAACCACCTAAAGATAAATCAAGAGTAATATTATTAAAGCAAAATTTAACCGAAGAAGAAGCATTTAGACACGAAATTTATATGATTGCGATTTTTGGTAGGAAAAATTTGAAAACTGGTATTTTACTCAATAGGACTGATGGTGGGCAAGGTTCTTCAAATTTTTCTGAAGAAGCATTAAAAAAAATAAGTGAATCATCAAAAAATAGAGTTTATTCCTTAAAAACTAGAATAAAAAAAAGTAAATCTATGACTGGTAAATTTCATACGGAAGAAACTAAAAGAAAAATGAGAGAATCTAAAAAAAATATATCCAAAGAAACAAGAGAAAAAATAAGTAAATGTAGTAAGGGTAGATTGCATACTGAAGAAACTAAAGAAAAAATAAGACAAGCAAATATTGGGAAAAAAATAAGTGAAGAAACAAAAAGAAAAATGAAAAATAAAATTTTAAGTGAAGAACATAGAAACACAATTTCAAATTTGCAGAGAAGACATTTTCTTTTTACTTCACCTAATGGAGAAATTATAGAGGAATTTACTACTTTGATGAAATTTGGTAAAAAATATGGATTAGATTCTTCTTGCCTTTCAAAAGTGTTAAGGGGAAAGTTAAAACAACATAAAGGATGGAAAGTTCGTCAAATTTTATGATATAATAATAGGTGTAATTTTAAAATTTATGAAACCTCTTCCACCAAAACACGAACTTGATATTTTTTGGACGGTCGCAACGAGTACCAGTATCGAAACTGGCACAAGACCCTACTACGGGTTTGCCTACCTACTGTATGATTACCTCACAGACAACCTCAAAAACAAATACGGAGTTGAACTGCGTTATGAACCTCAAAGAAAAGAAAGCACTTCTGAAGAAACTTGAGAATGCTGCCAATACCTGCTTTGACTGTGGGAAAAAGTATGGAGTTTATTCTGTAGGATGCTCCTCCGTTTATGAGTCAAAGTGTGGTGTATGTGGTGAAACCAAACCTATCACCGAAACCCGTGACTTTGCTTACTTCATTACTGGTATTCGTAAACTGAAAAAAGAGATTGAAGATGAGAAAAGTAACCGTCAAACCAAAGTCCAGCAAAGCGAAGAACCGTCTTGCTAATACTATGGACAACAATCCTGTTTGTATTGTAGAGCAGGATACTGGTGGTGAGTTGTTTCTTGTTTCCGAAAATCGTAAATACTTTTTCTGGGTTAGCACCCGTACTGGTACTAACCGTTTTGGTGACAAATCTGACGCACATTGGGAGGTTATTGAATGAGTTTCTCTAAAACAATTTCAGTCTTTGCAGCACTTGCAAGTATCTTTGCTGCTGGTGCTACTGGTTGGAAACTTGCAGATTCACAAAATGAAGTTCCTTTAACTCCATTAGACCAAAAGGTAATGGAGTTGGAAAAGAAACTTGATCAGGCACAACAACCACAAGTTGCTCCACCACCAGTTAATCTTCCAGCACCTATCGTCCAAACACCACCACAACCTAACGTACTTCCTGCTCCAACACCACCTCCTCCTGTTCCTGAAAATGCCACTCCTTGATACTCTCAACTACTTCATACAAGACCAACAAGGGCATCTCCAGTGTCTTGAATGGGACATTCGTGAAGAAACCAATCAAGAAAATCCTGACCTTGATTGGTACTGTGAAGAATACGACATTACGGAACAACGAATTGAGGATTTGCAGAAAATCAAATCTATTATTGAAATTATGGAGATTGACGAATGACCTACGACGAACTCTACGAACACATTCTTTATTATATTGATAGACCATTAGAGGATAAGCGTAAAGCATGTCTGATTCTTGGTTCATTCATGGAGTTTCTACTTGATTGTCTTGATGAAGGTGTAGACCCTCGCACTATTGATATGACTGGTTTTGTGAATGAAAAACTTGATGAGTTGGAGGGCAAATGAGATTTCGTAACATAGAGTTCCGTTGGAGCAAAGTCAACAACAAGTATGAACTCGTCAAGTGGTATACTCACGACTCTGGTGATAGTTGTTATGTCGTTGCCTTCTTCAATAAAACCACAGAAGGTTATGATATGGAAACCATCGGGAATAGGTTCTTTGAGGACAAGGATGCTTGGGTTGTTGGTAAGTATGGTCTAGAGTTTCTAAATGAAATCTTTGAGATTGAAAGGATTGAAGAGGAACTGAAATGAATAAGGACGAATATTACGACTGGATTGCTGAAAATGACACTTATCCAGAACATTCTCATAAGTGGATAGTGGGTCTTTATACTCCTGATGGTGGTAGATTTGATATGCTACACAGATACTTTGGACCTTTTGAAACCAAAGAACAAGCACGGGTATTCGCAGCAGATTATAAGGACAAATACACAAAACCTGGATTTATTTCCAGAACCAAAATCTTTCCCCTCTGTGAGGTAGTAAAGGACACTTGAAAAACTGGCACAAGGCATCTCCACAGGTGCCCTTTTTGGTCTATAATACTTTCATACACACAAAGGACTGATGACTTTCCAACCTTACACTTGTGTTCCTGGAACTGATATTATCCATAGCATCACCGATGTTTATGAATTCACCGATGAGGACGAGGGAATGATTTATCGGGTAGAACTCCAAGCAGATAATGCAGGAGTTTATATCAAATCTGGAGAGAGAGGAATTGAAGAGGGTTCTAAAAACATCACCGAAGATATGTCTATTGGGAACAAACAACTTGCGATCGTAGTTGCTCGTCGTATTCTTGAACTTTATGGGGAACTAAAATGAACTATGAAACCGAAATCATAGATGGACGCAAAGCAGTTATCCGTCATTTCTTTGAACCACACGAAATCCAAGTTGGTTCTCGTTGGGCACGGGCAGATGGTTCCAAAGGTTTTGTGACTGTTGAGGGTTTCAATTCTTATGGAGATACAGACCCTTGGCACGAAGTTGTGTATTCTTGGGAAGAAAATGGTATGAAGAAAACCTGGCAAAAAGAAACTTTTATTTTTCAGTGTCGTTATTGTTTGATTATTGAGGACACTTGAACAACTGGCACAGGGCATCTCCACAGGTGCCCTTTTTCGTTGTATAATGACTTTATAAACAAACAAACCAATGACTGAACTTACTCCTGAAGCACAAGCAGTTGTAGATGCCTTCTATCGTGAATTGCCCCCAAACTATCAGCAAGGAGGTATTACTGCTACTCTCCGTGCTGCTATTGATAGTGTAGTTCCTGAAGAAGCAGAAGCACCGAGGGCACAGTTTGATTGTCCTCCTCGTAAGTTGTGGTCAATCAATAAAGAAAAAGAAAGGTGGGGATATGAGCATTCAGATCATCTGAGGAGGCAGTTTGCTCAAGACAAACTGGATATTCGTTGGGAACAACGACAACAAACCCGTGCTTTGATGCTTGCTATTGTCGTTGAACTTGAAGAGAAACTGAAATGAACTACCACTACCTCTGCCTTGTTGATGGTGTTGTAGAATACGGCAGCACAGACCTCAAAGACTTCAACCATTATCGTATGGTGTATTACGAAGATCACAAAGATGCTGAAAATGTAGAGTATCTTGTGCTGACTGATGAAGCATACGACGAAATGTTCCCTTGTGAGGATGAAGAATGACTATTAGAGCAGAAGAAATCTGGAACACTTTTTGTGAAGAACTCACACAAGAAGGAACAGAAGATATGAGACAGGCACTTTCTTATGCCATTCGTGTAGTTGCCGAACGACTTTATACTGATTTGGGAGAACTACAACATCCTTCTGGGGTTCTTGAAGAAATTGCTGATGAGGTTGATGCCTTATGACTTATAATCTTACTGATGAAGTTTTGAAAGCATTTGTAGGAGATGCTGAAACCAATGAGGATATTGGTCCTCATAATCTTGCTAATGCTCTTCGTAAAATAATTGAAGATTGTAGTTATATTGATGATAGTGGTGAAGTTGTTAATGTAAAAGATATTCGTTCTGTGATTGAGCAACTGGACACTCTCTAAACTGGCACACTCCTCCTTGTGATGGGGTGTGTTTTGCCTTATACTGACTTCATACACAACAAACCGATGACTTTTCTATCTGGACTTGAAACTTACTTTCTGTTTTTTATTGGAGTTTATGCTGTAAATCAGGTTTGGAATGTTTTTGCAAAAGAACGAACCCAAACTCAAATCTTCACCGAAGCACTTCTTTGGGCAGGAGTTTGGATTGTTTTTGATAAAATCGTTGGTATTTGAAGATGCCTGACGACCTTCAAAGAGAAGAAGAAATTTTTCTCAAAGCACTTGAAGAATATGTAGAGAAAAAATCACAAGAACCAAAAGACAAAACCACAAACACTCTACCAGCAGTAATCGCAGCAGCATTATGACTAAAATCCAACTCAAAGCAATCACAGTTACATACACCCGAACTCTCACAGTTGCTCCCACAACTGAAATGTTTGAGGACTGGGAGGATTATCCAGACCAAGAAGGATTTGAGAGTTTAGTGCTTGGAGAATTGTTTGATAAAATCCATTATGAGATGGGAGGACCTGCAAATCCTATGCCTTACACTAATGTAGAACAGTTTGAAACCGTTGAGATTGACTGGGAAGGTGATGAATAGGAGGATGAAGAATGATTGAAGCAATTGAAGTCGCACTTTATCATGGAAACATTCTCTGTGCCTTTTCTACCCGTGATGAGTGTAAAACCTTCATCAAAGAAAAACACCCTGATATTGACCCAT